TGCCTTCAAGGAAGGTAACTACGAGATAGATAACAAGGAGATGAACTTCTCGTTCCTTATCGGGTTCAATGGCAACCTGTTCTCTATCGGTGGCGACCTGTCCTTTAACACATCCGAGCGTGGGTTATTCGCGGCAGGCTCTGGTGGAAATTATGCTCTTGGGTACTTGTATTCCTTGCCACCTAAGAATTACAATAAGGTACTCACGGCAAGTGTGGTAGCTGAGAAGGCAGTGCAGATTGCATCCATCTTAGATATCAACACATCACCACCGATACAAGTAGTAGTACAGGAAAGGGTTTACAAATGAAAGAGTTGATTGCATACTGCGGTATAGCATTCTTGATTGGCTTTGTTACCGCATACGGATTTGATGCTTGGCTACAGTGGAGGGATGAACGCAGATGGCGATAGAAGACCCAAAGGAATTACTGCTGCACGTACTGCACGCACAAGATGCGTCTCGTGATAGAAGTATGCAGACTGAGGTAGGTCCATCAGAGATTGGTGGTTGTCGTCGTAAGGTCTGGTACAGACTGAACGCACAACCACATACCAATGAGAACCAATCTAAGTTGGCTGCCATTATGGGTACTGCTATTCACGCAGCTATCGAAGAGGCTATCGGCACACTTGATCCTGAAGGCAAAGAATACCTAGTGGAAACACAGGTTGCTTATGGTGATATGAAAGCACACGTGGACTTATTCGTACCTAGTACTGGAGCAGTCATTGACTGGAAGACATCAAAGATTAAAAACCTTTCATACTTCCCATCTAACCAGCAACGCTGGCAGGTGCAGGTCTATGGCTACTTGCTATCTAAGAATGGCTATGAAGTTAAGACAGTTAACCTAGTAGCAATAGCACGTGATGGTAACGAGAAGGATGTCAAGGTACATACAGAACCTTACGATGAGACGATGGCGTTGGCAGCTCTTGCCTGGCTAGAGAATGTCAAGGCATCTAAGGAGTTACCGGCACCTGAGAAGGATGCTAGTTTCTGTAAAGACTACTGCCAGTACTACGATGCAACAGAGCAGATGGGTTGCGGTGGTCTAAAGAAAGAACGTATCGTCCTTAGTGAAGTCGTGATTGAGGACGTAGAAGTTGACAAGCACGCACTGCATTACTTACAGTTAGATGGCAAGATAAAAGAGCTGGAGAAGGAACGGGATTCCTTGAAGGCTTCACTAGAAGGTGCTACTGGAGTTACTGCTAGTGGTGTAGAAATCAGTTGGACAACAGTTAAAGGTCGTGAGACTGTAGACGCAAAGGAAGTTGAGAAACTTCTAGGGTTTGTTCCCAAGATTGTTGGTAACGAATCAGTAAGACTAAACATCAAACCAAGTGGAGGAAAGTAAATGGCTGCAAACGAGAACACAAAGTTCCAAATCAACTACAAGTTGGCAGATGGAACACTCATCAATCTTTACGCTGCAGATGTAAAGGATCTTGAGACAGGGCTAGTAGACCTATCAATGGTGTCTGCTCTTATCAAGTCAACATCTGCTGAACTATCAGGTGGCAACGCCACAGCTGCTGCAGTATCTAATATCCAAGCAGCATTCAACGCATCACCAGTTGCTGTAACCAGTACTGGACAGGATGCAGCATCAGCAAACAAGACCTGTAAGCACGGAGTGATGGCCTTTAAGACAGGCACATCAGCACGTGGACCTTGGCAGGGTTATATGTGTGCAGCACCTAAGGGTGCAGCAGATAAGTGCGAGACTATCTGGGTTCGTTAATGTATGCGCGAGCCAAGGTTCTATGAGAACCCTGCCTGCGCTGAGATAGGTGGTGACTTTTGGTTTCCGGAAAAAGCCGATGGTCTGATGAACACCGTAGAGATGGTGATGGCAAAGTCTATTTGTCATACCTGTCCACACAAAGCTGAATGTGCAGAGTGGGGAATACATAACGAAGTACACGGAATCTGGGGCGGTCTAACACAACAAGATCGTAGACCAATCCAAAGACAATTAAACATTACAATCAAAGGGGAGAGCGTTGCTTGATTTACAGCGTGCGTGGGGAACTGTCCTCACCAAAGCAACACCTCTTCCTGATGCCTGGACTGGGCTAGCAGCTAAACAGATTAAGTTCAGACGAGGACAAGTCTGTATGGTTGCTGCTGCACCTAACGCTGGTAAGTCTATGTTCGCTTTGATTTACGCGGTTAAAGCACAAGTACCTACGTTGTTCTTCTCAGCTGATACAGATACAACAACTGTAATGATGAGAGCAGCAGCGCATACTAGCGGTCACAATCAAGTAACAGTCGAGCAGAATCTATCTGCAGACTCTCACTACTACGACAAGCACTTCGATAAGTTAAGTCATATCAAGTGGGTCTTTGACTCCAGTCCGTCACTCGATGATATCGAGTTGGAGATTAAGGCATACGTAGAGTTGTACGGGCTGGCCCCTGAGTTGATCATCATAGATAACCTTATGAATGTAGCTGCTGAGACAGACAACGAATGGGCTGGGCTTCGTGCAATTATGATGGAGTTACACGATATGGCACGTAAGACTGAAGCCTGTGTACTAGTCCTTCACCACGTCTCTGAGCAATCAGAGTATGGCAGTCCGACAGAACCACCAGCACGCCGTGCTATTCACGGCAAGGTAAGCCAGTTGCCTGCACTTATCCTGACACTGGGCTATCACCCAGTACAAGGTGAGTTAAAGGTAGCAGCGGTGAAGAACCGCTTTGGTCCACACGCAGCAGATGGCAAGGACTATGCCACTTTGTATGTGAACTATGGTGCTTGTCAGATATCAGATGGAAACTCGTATGGCGCTATGCTCGCAAGAGATGCACGTGCAGGTTATACTGGTGACTACGTTGCTGAAGATGAATACGGAAGAGAGATAGCGTGATGGCTAATACAGAGATTCAGTATCTAAGAAAAGAGATTAAGCAACTCAAGCAGGATATGACTAACCTGTTGATGGTGCTGATTGACTTGAAGATTCTTAAGGTAAAGGTTGATGAGAACGGCCAAGCTGTTTACGATACTGGTAAAGATGAGTAGTCCTAAGTACAACAAAGCAAAAGGCGCAGCCTTTGAGATTGATGTAATGAAATGGTTTCGTGGTCTTGGTGTCCTCGCTGAGAGGTTGCGCTTGGCAGGCAAAGACGACGAAGGAGATCTAGTAGTTGTGGTCGCGGGACAGACATACATACTAGAACTCAAGAACACGGCAAGACTAGACTTACCGGAGTTCTGGAGGCAGGCAGAGGTTGAGGCGCTTAACTACGCTAAGGCTCGTGGTATTGGGGAAGTGCCACTGCATTACGTTGTGGTTAAGCGTCGCAACTCTGGTATAGAGAAGGCTTGGGTGGTCCAAGACTTAGAGCAATGGTTAAAGGAGAAACAGTAATGCCAACACCACAAGGTGATATCACTAGCACAGAGACGTGGAGCGAAGCTCCAGCAGAAGAAGTAGTAGAGGAAGTAGCAGATGAAGACTCTGACGATACTGAACAGGCTTGACATTGATGTATCCTGGTACTTCACAGCAGTATCAGTAGGCTTTACTATTCACAAGCGTGGCATACAACTGTCACTATTGTTCATTGATATTAGTTTCTTCTATGCAAGTCCTAAGTGGAGACTGTCTCAGGAAGAGCGATACCAACGCATTGCTCAGGCTATGAACGAGGATTGGTACGAAGGATGATCTGTACATACTGCACTAGGGCAGGAGAAGAGAACAGCGTAGGACATCTAAAGCGTGCTGCACACTGGCACGATAAGTGCGACATAAAGGGGTGTGTATGCCAGCACAAGACTGGTCCAGGGTACGTAAGGCGGGCAGGTACAAAGGTTCCGTTGATGCAAACTCAATCCCCATAGATGTAATCATTAGATTCTTCGGAGGAGAAGTAAGAGAAGGTAAGTCAGCATCAGTGCGGTGCTGTTTGCATTCTGATAGTAGAAGGTCAGCTGTTATTAACACCTATGACAACCTGTACTTCTGCCATACCTGCGGTAAAGGAGGCAATGCCGCAAACATTGTTTGCCTCATAGAGAATTTGGAGTTTAACGATGGCCTCAAACGTGCAATCGAAATTGCTGCTGGAAGCGGCGCAGAGATACGCTCAGCAAATAAGTCCAGAGGCTCTCGTCGCGCTCTCAGAACGTGGGATATCTGAAGAGGTAGCAGCCCTTTATATGCTCGGTACTGTTACCGATCCTATGAATGGTCACGAACTGCACGATGGTTGGATATCTATTCCATACATCACCGCAATGGGTAGCTGTGTAGGCTTTAAGTTTCGCAGGTTAGATGATGGTAAGCCTAAGTATGGCTCACCTACTGGACAGAAGGCACATCTCTACAACGTCACTGACACTACAATCCTGAGTAGACACATCGTTGTCTGCGAAGGTGAGTTAGATACAGTCATAGTCTCAGGAGTTCTTGGTATCCCAGCAGTGGGAGTACCCGGAGTGCAGGCTTGGAAGCCACACTTTGCTAAGTTACTTAATGGTTATGACAGTGTGTATATCGTAGGAGATAACGACGTGAAGGAAGATGGCACCAACCCAGGAGCTGAGTTCTCTAAGCGTGTCCAACAAGAGGTATTAAACGGAACAATAGTACACTTACCACCTAATATGGACATCAACGACTACTACTTAGCCTATGGCGCTGAAGCGACAAAGACTCTGCTAGTGGGTGAGGCGATTGGATAAGAGTGATTGGCAACAGATGATACAGACTTTGCATACTATGGGCTTTCACATCTTGCAGATCAACGAAGAAGAGGAGACGCTCTTAATATGTCCAACACGAATCCGCTTGTAGACCACGCTGCAGTTACAGGATACAGGGCAGATGGTGTATCCACTGAAGACTTAACATCTTTCATTGAATCCTTTGCGTCCTTGCGTGCATCTCGTGTGCGTGGTGTTGGCGCAGACCAGTACTCACTTGCTAAAGGACAGAAGTTCGAGTCCTTTTCTTTCTCCGATACCATCAGAGAACTGGTAGAAGAGCTGGCCGATGCCAGTAACTACATAGACTTCCTTGCAATCAAGTTGCTGAACCTTCAGCACATTATAGATTCGGAACTACCTAACTGTGACTGAGATACACCCATCTGTTTATGACATAGTGCCTAGCGTTGCTAGTAATGTGTACAAGAGTTACAGAAAGTTTGTCGAGCGTGATGACGTGAAGCAGGAGTGCCTGCACTGGGCTATGACTCGTGCTGCCTACATCAACGAGCAGTTAGGTGAAGAAGATACAGATAAGCGCAGGCATAACGAGCAGAAGATAGCGTGGCAGATGAAGCGTGCAGCTGAGAGATACTGTCGTAAGGAGAAGGCTCACAAGTCCGGCTATCAACTAGGAGATGAGGCATACTACGAGAGTGCAACGCTGGCGCAGTTGCTTCCGTTTGTTATTGCTTCCGTACTAGATGGCACAGTGTTAGAGCAAGCACAAGAGATGATACAAGATGGTATGCCTAAGGGTTCATCTAGTCCAGCAGAAGGTGGCACACTACTTGCTACGCTGATTGATATTAAGAAGGCTTACGTTGCACTAGAACAAGAGGATCAGCGCATACTTACGCTGCGCTACCACGAGAACCTTACCCTTGCACAGATAGGCCAGGTACTTGAGTGTCACTTCACTACCGCAGACCGCAGATGTAATAGCGCAATGAGACACCTGAATAACTTACTCGGTGGGGTCAGTCCTTACAAGTGAACGAGTTAGTTCTTTTCGACTTTCTTAAACTTAATCTTTACCCAGATTTAGAGCGAGCGCCTGGTATCTACGATGCCTTTGATTGCACCAGCGCAAAGGCCGGTCACTTCATTGAGTTGAAGTGTCGCCAAAGTCATTATTCTACGCTACTTATAGAGCAGATGAAGTATCGCAAGCTCATCACACAGGCATACCACCGCGACCTTCTGCCCTTCTATATCAACAGCACACCGCTTGGCATTTACTCCTTTGATCTGACAGAGATAGACGAACCTGAATGGTTTGTCCACCTTATGCCTGCAACTACAGAGTTTGAGAACAATGAGAAGGTTGATAAGATTGTCGGGTACTTAGATGTGGAGGAGGCTATCAAGCTATGACCTATGACTACGAGTGCGTCAAGTGTAGTAACACTTACACGATTGAACGCAGTATGTATGACACAGAAGTAATGCCAGTCTGCGTTGGTTGCCACGAGTCTATGACTCGCGTGTGGTCAGTAGGTGGTATCAGTTTCAAGGGTGATGGTTTCTACGTCAATGGCGGTTGAGTATCCAAACTGGTTTGCTCAAGCTGCACAGTATAACTTTGAGGCATACCTTACTGAGTATGCTGGCAAAGATAACCTTAAGTTCTTACAACTTGGTGTATTCACTGGAGACACAAGCGTATGGCTAGCAGAACATATCCTCACTGGTAATGGTTGCTGGCTAATAGATGTTGATACGTGGGAAGGTAGTGATGAGGAAGCACACGAGACGATGGACTTCGATGATGTCTATGCTACTTACCTATCTAAGATAGAGCAGTACAAAGATAGAATTGCTACGTTCAAGTCCACCACTACGTGGTTCTTACAGAGTGTACGTAAAGATCCTGACTACGACTTCATCTATGTAGATGCAGACCACACTACAGTAGGTGTGTTATTAGATGCTGAACTATCGTGGCCACAGTTAAAGTCCGGTGGCATTATGGCCTTTGATGATTACGAGTGGGGTAGCCATCTTCCCCTGCACTTGCGTGCTAAGCCTGGCATTGATCTCTTCCTCCTTCGCCACGAAGGGCAGTACGACACACTCGTTAAGAACAATCAGTACTGGATTATAAAGCACTAACCCCCAGTCGGAAAGAGTAACGACTGAGGGCTAGCTCCGTGAGGAGGGCAGTTCAGACTATATCACAGATATTACCGATGACCCACTCCACGACAGGCACAGCAACTGCGTTGCCCATCTGCTTATATCTACTACTGTCTGACTGACCAGCTGTCCAGTCGTCAGGGAATCCCTGCAATCGTTCACACTCTACTGGTGTTAGGCGGCGAACAGTTCCTTTGTTCAGTAGGGTCTGATCGTTAGATGTTGCTATCGTCAATGACTTATCCTCGCTAATCAAAGGGCCTTTGCCCCCACCTGGTTTACCTTCTCTCATACGCATAAGCGTTGCCATATCTTCCTCCTCTGTAATTAGAACACCAGTTGATTGTTTAGTGCCAGATCGAAGAGTGTGGTGAGTGTCAGCTAGGCTGTCATTAAACTCATCGTATGCTTTAACCACAGCGACTCCGTGTCCACTTACTGAATCCAATGTGTACATAGGATCTCCGTCCTCTCCATATCCTTTGCCTTGTGGTCCAGCTGTGTCGCTTCTTCCGATGATAGTTCCTTGTATCGGGATTGTTGCAACCATAGATACGTTGTTCCCACCTGTACCCATACGCGATGTAAGAGTGTTCATTGTATCTCCTTGTATTCTTGCTCCGTCGTGGTAGTGGGGATGAAAGACAATGATGGTAGTACGCACGTCTCCATTATCAAATGCGTTCATAGTAGGCATCACTCCTCCTTCAATCCACGTCTCAAAGTCGTCAACATCTTTTGCTCGCCTACTCTTTGTGAACCACAAGGTTCTCACTCCCACCACCTAAGTCTCCACCATTAGCGCGTAGTGTTCCTACTCCCTCGGTGTAGCCACCGAAAGATGAAGGCGTTACTACTACGTGTCCATTGTTAGCGTCTTGATTAACCACAGTTCCGTGATGATACAGCTCTGCTGGTAAGCAGTTAGCTATATCTTTTCCGCTGCCGAGGACTGGTCCTCCAACGCTTTCTGTAGTGGTTCGGGTAGAGTCTTGCCCCTCTTGTTGGCTCGACGTAGGATTCCTTCGCAAGCCTTCTGACTTAAATAGTATTTCTCCGGCGCTTCCGCTTGAAGCACGTCGGCAAGCGATGAAGACACGCTTCCTTCGCTGGGGTACTCCGAAGTACTGAGCATCAAGCACGCGCCAGGCGACACTATACCCGAGGTCTGCCATCGTCCCGAGTACGACAGCAAAGTCTGCTCCGTTGTTAGAGGATAAGAGACCAGGTACATTTTCGAGGATTGCGTACTCTGTTTGCGTTTCTTCCACAATTCTTGCAATCTCCCAGAATAACCCGCTTCTTGCGCCAGCAAGACCAGCTCTTTTGCCAGCGACGCTGAGATCTTGGCAGGGAAATCCTCCTGTAATAATTCCTCTGCTTGGTGTAAATCCTGCTCCAATTAAATCACTCCCCTTTACTGTTGTTACATCATCGAATAGTTTGCTACTAGGAAATCGGTGTGCCAGTACTTCTTGGCACTTCTTATCTATCTCTACGGCCGCTACAACCTTTACTCCGTTGCGCTCCATAGCTAGGTCAAAGCCTCCCACTCCTGCGAATAGGGATACTCCAGTCAGGTCACTCATTAGTACCACCCTCTTCTATCAGAGTGTCGGAGAGCGCGGCACGCACTCCCTGAATAGCGGTGTTCAATGTATCGTAGGCCGTGAAGGATTTGTAGTTCAGGTCGTGAACTACGTTCTCTAAGGAGTTGAGCAATTCCATAAGCCGAACTTCGTTTGTTGTCGGCAAGGTGGTCAAACCTGCTTTCACGGGTCCATAAGGTGACAAGGCACGCAACCTCCCCTCTCGAATATCCGAGAGCTCGACTATATTCTCTTGCTGTTGCCTTGTTCTCACGCTTCTCCTCCCCTGTCGCCTTCGTCCTCGCCACGATCTGCGGCTTGTGTTCCAGCTGGGGTAGTACCGGCTCGTGTATCCAGGTTACTAATAGCAGTAACGCCAGTAATATCAAGCCACTTTTTACCCACACGTTCATCGTTCGCCTTCTCCTCTTCTAAGTATTCTTTATACTGATTTGGGTGGGCGTTAGCCAACCTTGCAAGGGCGCGATCACGCGCTCGCCTATAGTTTCTGTAGCTCACCGCTTGGTTAGCAGCAGCCTTGAGTCTCTTCTCTGTCACTTGTTCACTCTCTCTTCCAGTATGATAAGACCATATGCTACCAGCAAAATAACCCCTATCCCTATCCAGTACAGCATTACTCTCCCTTTCCTTTGGCTATTGCTTGGTTGATGATGTGCGTTATGTCTATCGGTTGCCCGATCAGCACGGCATCTTCCTCATCTGATGACCAGGCAGAGACAAGCACTCGGCTACCGATAGGGGCACGTGTGTACCAGTCCACAGCTTCGTGAGGTTTCTCTCCTCCCCATTGAGCGATACCCTCCGCATCTGTCACCTCATACAAGTTAATGAGGTCATACTTTGCAGGGTGGAAGCTGATTACGTTAGACATTTTTAGCACACTCCTCACAATAAAGTTCTGTTTGTTCTACAGATTGCCATTGAATAGGGGAAATTCCTTCATTTAACCCACACTCCGCACACTTACTCATTGAACTGCCTCACAATCGTTGAGGAATTGAACGCAATCGAAGGTTGCATCGCTCTCCTTGAAGGCATCTGCCAGTTCTCGTGCAACCACGTCCATAGTGACCGGCAGTCCTTGTTCATCGTGGTCAATGCCGGATAGAACATCGGCTACCAGTAGGTAAATATCTTTATTCATCGTCTCCCTCTCCCTCTCGGTAGTCATTGAATCCCGTGCCATCATCTCCGTTTACTTGGTTATCTAGTAACCACTCTTTCATCTTACTCACTATCGTTCTCCTTCTCGTCTAGGTTAAAGATCCGTGCTATAGCTCGGTTCGCTCTCTCCATATTGCGGAGAGCTTCGGTTATCTCTTTCGCTGTCATCTCCTGCGTATCCTCGCTCATATCAAGCACCCACAATCTTTGATGGGTTGAATATGATCACCGCAGAAAACACCCTCTGTCTGTGGTGAAAATTGCTTTTCATAACAGGGGTGGCATAGCTGAATAGAATCTTGAATAGTTATCCACTCGCTAGACAATTCAACATTACAATCTAAACATTTCATTTGCTCTCTCCTTTATAGTCCATTAGGTAGCCCTCTGCCTTACAGCTAGTGCAGGTGTCGGAGAGGTTACCCTCTTGCCCTGCCTTGCACCAGTTACAGCGTGTCAATAGGTCGCTCACTTGCTCTCCTTCTTTTCTGTGATTGCGTTGATTTGGTAGTCCTCCTCTTCGTCAAGATTGAGGAAGTTATCCCAATCCCATTTGGCGGGGTTTGTTGGTGTCGTAATCTCAAAAGTTATCGCGTAAGTTTTCACTTGCTCTCCCCTTCCTTCGGGCAGTCGTCGTAGGGGCGGTACTCGTCCACTTCACAAGTACAGAAGTTAAACCTTTCTACTTGCGTGGCGTGAGTTAGTTCCGCTAACTCTCCCCAAGATATAGATTTTTCACTCATTTGTTTCCCTCCTCTTTGTCTATACAGGTAGGGCAGATGTTGCCCCCGTCCTGGTCTTGCTGATCGAACTCGCTGCCACACTCGGCACAGTCTATGAAGTTAAAGGCGTGGTTAGCCCACGGATCCGCGTCGTAGTAGCCCATTAGTACTGAACTTCCGCTAACTTTTCAAGGATAGAGACATCTCCTACAAAGTGTTCCCATTGTTTTGCTGATCGTTCGATTGCTTCCCAAGTTGTTTGAGTGTCATCGTCCCAGCCAAACTCACTAGCAAAACCCTGCACATTTTCACAAGATTTCCAAGTGTTCCAATCGGAAGTGAGGGAGTAAATCACATCAGCCGCTGCAGTCTTCTTGATTGCCTTCCCTGTGAAGTAAGGGACGGCGATCGAATAGCCGTCATATGAAACGACGGCAAGCCAAGAGTTAGCGCAGTTTCTCTGCCACTTGCTTGCGTCGTGTGGTGTCTTTGCTTTCTTTAGTTGCAACTTGAAACCGAACTCTTCGCATAGTTGCGGAAGAGTCTTCTCTTCTGTTGTTGTGTTCATTTTCTCTTTCCCCTTTATCCTCTAACGAAGCCGAAAGGCTTCTCTGTTGTGTTGATTACAATGCAGCCGAAATAGTTCTCTAACTTCTCAAAATTCATTTCTGCTGTTGGTGCTTGTGTTTGCTTGAGAAAGTCGCTCACCAAACCCCAAAGATTTAATTTAGCCTCTTCCTCTGTCTGCGCTGTTGCGTAGATTTCCTGCGCTGTTCCGTCGCAAATTGCTATGAACATTTGCTTCCTCCTGTTTGAAATGGGTTGGGTGCAAAACTTTCTAACTTTTTTATATCTTGAAAACAAGGGAAACAAATTAATTTCCCACTTGGTACAGTAATTGAAATAAAGTAACTGTTTTCACACAATACGCATTTCATCTCTTTCGCCCTCTTTCTCTTTCTGCCATCTTCTGCCCTACCAACTAGGTACAGAGTACCGCACTCTTCCCCATAACGGCAAGAGTGCGACACTACGTAACTACTTGCCCTCGTTCTCTCTCTCGCGGATCCAAAAGAACAAGCGGCAGGCTGCCTCCGCAGCCAGGGTTACCGCTGCCGCTGCAGCGGCAAAGGCGAGCAGCCCGCCGGCCATTTCTACGATCGTAATCATCGCTTGGCCTCGATTTCTGCGAGTAGGTCGGTGAGTACCTCAATCGCGGTTTCGTACCACTCATCACTTTCGTAGTGTTCGTCTTTGCCTAGAGGTACGTCGTTCTTTGCCTCATCGAGGGCGTACATATAAGAAATCTTGCGGTTAGCGATTAAAGCGATTAGTTCTTCTGCGGTCATTTACTTTCCCTCTTTCTTGTTGATTACTAGCCACCCATTATCGGCTGACCAGCCCTGCTCCATCTTGTGATCGATCTCAGCCCTAACTGCCTTCAGAGTGTCAGGGTAAGAACGACACCAGTTTCCAACTGGGTCTGCGTGGTTCTTGGAGACATAAGAAAACTTGCCCTTTACGCGAGCAATTCTAATGCCCTTGTAATAAAGAACTTCTTCCATTTCCTAACCTTTCTCTATGGGGTATATCGATCGAATCTGACCTGTCTCATCAGTAGTGGGCGGTCACTCCCACTAGAAGCCCCGAAGGGCTTTTCGACTTAGTAGAGGCGTTGAATTCTTTCTGTAATCTCGGCCATTTTTGAGTCGGACTCTTCCCACTCTTGGAAGAGGGATCGAAGGCGAAAGAGTTTTGCGGAATCCGCAGCACCGATGAGTTTTACGATTTCGGCTTCTGCGTTGTCGCGTCTTTCTTCCCACTCTTGCTCCGCTTTGGTGAGGCGTTCTTCGATGTTGCTCTTGTAGTTTGTAGACATTTTTTATTCCTTCCAAGTTAGATTGCTGTAGCAATTTTGGCAGACCTTCTGCCCTAGATAAGAGACTGAAACTGTGGCGATGTTCTTGCAGTCATTGTCTGCACATTGATCGATCATTTTATTTTGTTTTTTCTACTGCACGAATATCGGTGATGTAAGCGCGGTGATAACTAACCCACGCTAAAAAAGAATCCACACTTTCGAATTCTTTTACTCCGTCAAAAGCAGGAGAGATTGCAGACTCTTCCTCTTTGATGATGTGGAATTTCATTTCTTTAGTGCCTCCTTCTTGTTGTTGTAGTTGCAAGGATACCTGACTCTGCCCCATATCTCAACACCAAAGCGAGGCAAAGTTGTATAACGTTTTGGTAACGGAATTTGCAGGTTTTGCAGCGGCTAAGTTACTGCCCAGTAAGTTACTCGCCTGGCTG